TACGGCTTGCGCGGCGACCAGGTCAGATCGGACGAAGGCTTCGACAGAGAGCGATGCCTGATTTAGCAACTGTTTGGTATAAAAGGTATCCGCGCCTAGCCTATGAGGGGTCAGCGTGAGTTGCCCGAATGCCTGCGTGCTGGCCGTGACGGTCGCGCCTTCAGCCAACCAGAACACGGAGCCGGTTCCAGTGACGCGAGGAATCGCGACATTATTGACGAGGCCGTCCAGATTCGTGATGCCCATGTTTGCGACGGTCGTGCGAACGCGTAGAAACTCGATAAGTGAACCAGTAAGGAGATCAGTTCCGATCAGATAACCTCCGAGATTCTGCGTCGAAGCTGAAAGACCTCGCTTCAGTAATCTGATCTCGCTGAGAACGCGATCCATTTCGCGACTGCCCATGTCATGATCTTCAGCCATGCTCGCCTGACTCATGTCTTCGGGAAGCGTGAAACCTTCGCGGGCGTCGATAACGTTATCGCCGGCCCCGCGGAGTTGCTCGCGTGCGGCTTCGCAAGCTTCTTTTTCGATACCGGTCAGTCTGCCGGTGACGAAGGCTTCCAGAATCATCTTCCGAACCGAGAAACGTTTCCGGTCGTTCTTGCCCATTCCGATGCGTGAATCGGGAATCTCGATGTGCTTAACCGGATCGAATGCGTTCAGAGCTTCGGTGCGAAACTCTTCGAAATTGGCTTCGCCCTGCTGATGCTTGAGCGCAATCTTCTCGGCCACTTCGCGCCATTTCATGTTCGTGATCGCTCCGACGAACTGCGTGATCTTTTTGCAGCGGCCTTGAAAATCTTTGACCGCCTCTTCGCGTTCCTTGATCACGTCGATATTCGACGGCGGAGTTTGTTTTTCGAGTAGTTCCATATTCGTCTTCGCTTTCGAGTTTTCCTTTTTGTCAACGAGTTCGAGGTCTTTCGTCATCAGGTCGCGGCCCATTCCAACCGAAGGATCGGCGGGAACTGTGACCATCGAAACCTCATGCGGCTCCCAGTCGACTGCCGTGAAAGACTTCGATTCTTTGTCCTCCTCCATCTTGTGGATTTCGTATCCGATGGATGCCTCTTGCAGAATTCCGTCTTGAATGTCCTGAAATTTTTCTTTAGCGAGCGGCGAGTTCCCGAACTTGACCGTGACGTTGAGCTTCTTTCCGTCGACGCCGGCGGAAACGACGCGACCGATATGGGCATTGCGATCGTGATTGAAAAGCAGCGCGCCCGCGCGATTCAAACGATTGAGGCGAACTGATCCATCTTTGTGGCTCAGAATTTCCGTCCCAAAAAAGCGTTGGTAGGGTTCATCCGACGAAACAGAAAGTGTCGCTGTTCTCTCGGCTACATCAATCGGGCCGAACTCGGCAGTCCGAAACATCGCTGCCGGAATCTTGATCGTGCTCACGCAATCGCGTGAATGTCAATCTAGCAGGTTGGGCGAAGTCCTCCGAGTAGACCCCCGATGCCTTCATCCGGATCGGCGTTTACAGTGATGTGGAAAGTCGCGTCGCCAGTACTGGTTCCGACAGTTGCTCGCAGAACGAAATTGTATATTCCGATTGTCGTCGGTGTTCCCGCAATCTCTGCGGTGGTCGTGCTTAGAGTCGTAAGGGTTAAACCGGGAGGCAATGAACCGGATTGAAGCGCGAATGACGTGTTTGTCGAGAATGCCCATTCGTAGAGATAAGCATGAGTTAAATATCCTACCGGAAGTATGAAATCGCCTCCTGCCCATGCTGGGGACTGCGTGATCGTATTGGACTGCGCCGCACCTATAACTGGATAGCCGATGGTTCCGGCATAGCTCGTCGCGGTTTCTGTGAAGGCGCCCCGGCCGGCGTTCATTGCTGCGGGAAGATTGACGCTGAAATTTCCATTCGCCGGATCAACCCACGGCGTGGCGCCGCTGGCGTATGTAACGGAACCGCGAACGATAACCGCATCTACGTTATTTGTCTGTCCACTGGTATTCACCTGACTGCCGGAACCGAATCCGCAATTATCTATCGCTCCGTTTAGTCTGGCCGTGGTAATCGCTGTGTTAATTCCCCACCCGCCGTTTTTAATGAAATTGGAATTCCTGATAGTCAGGTTTGAGGTTAGCGTAGTATTCAGGATTGATAATCCGTCCGCGACATTATTGTAAGAATCGCACTGTGAGAAAACGAGCTGGTTATTAGAACCGACCGAAACTGAGAATCCATGTCTCCCGTTAGTATCGGCAATACAATTTAGGAAAATCGCCCCTGCCGCACTGCCAGAGGATGTGAAACCATCTGTCAAATTGCCTGAATTATCATGTGCTATACATGAGATAGCGAAGCTGGCCGATGTCCCTAAGCTGAAACCACCAAGACCAGATGTGTTGGATTGGTTGCAGGAGTACGCTTCGCATTCAATAACTCCGCAGGAATTAGCTAAAACGAAGCCGTCTCCTCTAATGTTGTTAGCTACGCATCTCAAAAATAGGTGGTTTTGTCCACTGCACAAAAAGCCATGGTTATTTGATGACGCCCCGTTGTTTTGAACTGTCAGATCTGCCAGCGTGAAATTGTTCAAACTGCCATCATTCCAAATGCTGATAGTGCTGACTCCTGCATCAATCGTAGCACGTCCGAAATCCCCTATCGCTGAAGAATAACCCTGTATAGTCAGCGGACCTTGTGAGGCCATCACAATGCTGGTGGTGATGTTGTAGGTTCCATCGGCTTTCATGTTGAACCTTGGAACGTGACCGCTTGTATCTTTCAAACTGGCTAGGGTTGCCAAGTTAAAAGGGAAAATTGTCGCCATTTAACTCGGCCCCCTGAATGCTCCTCCGACCTTGATGCTTCTATTCGTCGCTCCGTTCGTTGGAGACGCGCCAGCGGAATTTCCGGAGGAAGTTGAAATATTACCGTTTGCCGCATTCACCACTCCGGTGATGCGCGTTATATAGACTCCGACTGCTGAACCATCGGGATAAACACTGGCGAAATCTCCCACGTTAACGTTACCGAATGGATTTTGCCCATCCTTCGGAGTGAAGTTGAAGCTGGCCGCGTTCCAATTTCCATTGACGCACGTAAATGTTGAATTCGCGGTATTGCTCGATCCGGAATTCAGATTTGATCCGAGAGTTGAAATATAGAATTCAGTGAACGCCATTACTTGAACTGCGCGTCGAACCAGCAATCAGATGCGCCGATTGTCTTTGTAGGGCCGGTCGACGAATTACAGATCACGATTCCGGTTGTGAAGAATCGTCCGAACTTTCCACCGAAGCTGATCGAGAAATTACGCGATGCCCTCAGAAGAAATGTAATTACGGGAGCGACTCCGTTCGCGGGAAGCGCATTGGCGTCGTGAATCTGGATGAATTGATCGCTCGCGCTTGAATTGAATCCGGTCACAGAGAATAAGACTCCGGCAGAACCTTTTATCACATGGCTCGCCTCATATGCCGTGCTGGTTGCGTTTGTAGGAGCATATGTCGACGTTCCATCCGGAGATTCGTTCGTGGCAATCGTTCCAGCAACCGTGACGGATGCGTTTTGGACGCTAACGTTTAATGCATTAGCCGTCGCAGCTATAACATTGCCTCCTCCATCTACGACCTGCGTTTTCTGAGTGCCGTCGCTTTGCTTGGTGGAGGTGGACGCTAGCGCCGGAAGAGGCAGCGTCGCGGCGGAAACAGGGACCGCGCTAGCCCGCAGCTGCGCATCCGTGACTGGGCCGGACACTGGAAGCGTCGTTATCGGCGCTCCTGCTGTATCCGTGAGCGAGACAGCTTCGGAGTGAACATCCACCCCTCCGACAGTGTTCTCGAAGGTCTGGAGATTCTTTCCAGCTCCCTCGGTGACTGCTATATGTCCATCGGCCATTATTCGAGATCAATTCCGATTATCGCGAGTAATTCTTCCTCTTCGGGATCTGGTTTCTCCCAATAAGGTTTCCTGCGAGGTTCAAAATATGGATAGCGTCCCTTGTAAACCCTACCTGGGCGAAGTGCTGGCTGAACCGGTCCCGCCGTGCGCGTCGCGAGAATTCCCAGCAACATACATTTTTACTCCTTCTCCACTTCGACGCCGCTCAGTTTGCCGTTGGCGTCGCGTTGGACCGTGATGCTTTTGGTCTTCGGAATCCTAATGTCGTTCCTGACTGTCACTGCGGGAGGAGCGACATTCACGACTACATCAGGCGATTTGATCTCAGGCATCTGGATAATCGGAGCGGGCGGCTGTTTCTGAGATGGAACGCTGATGATCGCGCCTTCAACCGTCACGTTCGCCGGTTTCTGTTCCGGAATGTTGATCGTCGTCGGATTAGAAATCGTCGTCGCGCCGGCGCGCGCCAGTTCGAGCTGGCGTTCATGCTTCTCTTTGTCTAACTCTTTCGCCGCGGCGGGATCTGGCGCGGGAGGCTGATCGCTTGCGGTGTCTTGCGCGGGTTTAGTCGCAGGGACTTTCCCGACCATCGGAGTCGTGTCTAATCCGAGTTCGTCGAGTAGCATCTTTTCCTCGGCTAATTCAAAAGCGATCTGCTCGAAGTCCGCATCGACGTCACTATCTTCAATCACGCGCGTTCGGCTTGTGAAGTTGTTAGCGACCTGCAATGCGCTTCCCTCGACCTCTTTCAGTGGGTCAACCCATGCCCATCGCCGACCTCGGAAGATTGGCCGATTGAATTTATCGAATTTCGCCAGTGGAAGCGGAATCGCGCCGGTCATTAACGACATTTCCAGCCACGCTTCAAATATTGGACGCTCCGCGATCTCAATGTCGAATTTCTGGATCAGTTTCCACAGTTCTCGCTCATCGAGCATCCCGAGACGGCCGCTCGAATAGTTCACTCCTTCGAGATCGTTCGCGATAATGTTGTAATTTGCGCCGGGCATACCCGCGCACCATGCGCGCAACATTCCTTTCCTGAAGAGATCGAAATTGCCGTTAGGATGTTCCGGATTCCACTCCTTGAAATCGATTCCCCATTTCAGACCGGTGAACGATCCCGGCTCGGCGTCCATGGTCGCCTCTTTAGTAGGATCAGGACGGTCGCCCATGCCTTCGCCTCCTTCAGCGTTCGTCGAAGACGTGAAGAATCCGAGTTTGCAAGCCGACACGCGTGCGGCGACGACCTCAGCCTCTTCGTATTTGTCGAGATGTCGTGACTTCTGGATCACCGACGCGCTCCACGGCGCCGGCCGCGTCGAATCGCCATCGATATATCGTGCATAGTGGATGATCTCTTCGGCGGGGATCCGAGTGTAAAGCTTGCGATCTCCCGTCATACCGAATCCAGGAGTCCCGAACTGCCAATCCATCGGAGTGCGCTGGATGAAATAATACGCTTGCCTCTTGCCCCACTTGTCACGCTCGATTCCCATTCGGATTTCGTTTCCGTTTTCGAGTTTCGTATTCAGATAGTAGTCGCACCATTCTGCGTTGATTAACTGAAGCGAGTAGCCGTATTCATTGATTGACGGAGAACGAACGTGCCGAAGGAAATAATCTCCGTCCCTTGCGCACGACAATAGTCGCACCTGGCAGACCTCGTTGTAACTGAGAGCACCTGAAACCGTGCAGAACTCTCGGCGCTTCCATCTCGCCCACGCGTCCTCGATCACCTTGTTGGCGTAAAGATCGAGGTCGCCGACTTGAATCGTCGCGGATTGCCGTTCTTCCATTTCCTGTAATTGCCGAGCGAAAATGCGCTTGAATCTGCGGTGCTCGCCTTTGATTTGGCTGAATTCCTTTCCTGCCGAAGCGTAAACGACACGATCTTCCTGCTCTTTGACCCGCATCCGACAGGTGATTCCTTCAGACCCGAAAACGTTGCTCCAGAGTTCCTCTCGATATTTACCGAAATAACAATCGGTCCTGAAAAGGTCGCGGGAGCGTGATCGAAGAGCGTAGATGTTTTGCCAAACATCGGCGTCCTCGGAAAGCGACGACAATGCCCAATCCGAGTTGATTCCGCCGATCCCTACGACCTGCTTGTAATCGCGACGTGAAAGAGTTGCGGTCGCGGCCGATGTGGGCGCCTGAACGGTCAATGCGCGTGAGCCGTTAGGAGTTTCAGCCGCGATCCGCAAAGGGTTTTTCTTGCCGAGACCGCGATAGCGCCGCGGAGGCTTTTCCGGAACGGTGGGATGAGATCGATTGAGTTTCGGATTACGTGGTGAACTCATTTGCAACCCCACGGCCAATTCCGGCCTCTCGTTCCGGGACCGCCGAATCGCGTCCCGATTATTCCTGAATGATCGATCCCGCGTAGAACTTCCTGCGCTTGCTGCTCACGGATAACTTCGGCCTGTAATCGCGTGCGCAATGCGATCAATTCCGTGACCTGATAGCGCGTGTAACTAACGTTATTGACCGAAACGCTCTGAAATCCGCCGGTTGTGAGTTGCGTGATGGCCGTGTTGATATTCGCTAGCATCGTCGCCGCGCTGCTCGGTGCTTGGGTCAAAGAAAGGTCAGGAATCACCTGAGTGACGCCCGTTTTAGCCGTTCCGCGCTGATTTGACGACATTTCGGTCGCGTAAACCGAGAACATGTATCGTCCCGGAGTCCAAGAGACCGTGTCCGAGGTGTTCAGCGTGAACTGAAAGCCCGTTCCGGTCGCGTTCGTCGCATTTGTCGTGTATGGCGCGCTTCCGGGAATCTGTAAAAGGTATTGCGCCGTCCATCCGGTGTTCGGAAAGTCCGAAAAGTTCTCGGTGAACACATAAGTCCCGCCCTGTTCGATCAATTCGGGAGCACCGCTCGTGGTCTGGACAGCCATTCACACTGAGCGTGTGTCAATTTGATCAAATTTGCTACAACTTACCGAATCCGCTCATCCATTTTGATCCCATTCGGTTCATTCTCGGCGATGGAATTACCATTCCGTGATCTGGATTGTCGTGATATTCAGGCGCTTCATCTTCGCCTGAGAACTCTTTTGCCAGTTTATCGTAGTTTGGACGGAATATCTGCTCCGCGGCGTTCGCGTAAACCTCGGCGTCGAGCGGTTCATTGCGATCATCGCTTGATTTCTTGAAGAAAAAGCGATAGAAATTGCCATCGCGACCCCGCTGCATCACCGACTCCTCGACCGTCAGACCCTTGAAATATCCTTCCGTGAAGCTGGACGTGTCGGGAAAGTGCATGTAACCCTGTGCGGCCGGATCGTTGATCTCCAACTGCTGATAGATGACGTCCTTAGCCTCGTGAGTGCCAACTTCCCAGACTAACGCGGGCGGGATGCCTCGCTTAGCGGGCTTCTTTGGGATGATCGGCTTGCTGATCGTCGTAGCTCCCTCGCAAGCGTAGATTCGAAGACGCTGCATCTTGCGCGTGAAGGAAAAAACCTCGTCAGGCCGAAATCGCGAGTCAAAAAGTCCAATTGAGGGATGAATCCACTTACCGCAGGGATGTTTCCAACTGACGTTCTGGAAAACTGAGGCTAACTTTTCCCAGAACTCGGACTGAAGTGGAGAGCCACGAACCACCCTGTAATCGATTGCCCAGGATTGTTTGACTCCGTCGTTGAATCCCCATCCTTTAAATTTGATTTCGGCGCGATTGGACTGGAGGTCAGCGCCAAAGGTAATGAATACAACATTTCCCGGCAGATGATCTCGCGGGTCGTATCGCTCGCGGCGTTTATAGAGGAGTGAATGTTCGATTTTCTGCAGGTGTTCAGGTTCATAGCTTTCAGCGTCACGCGTGTTTACCAATACCCGGCGCGCCCGTTCGGGATTGTCCGATTGCTCGACCGCGAGTTCCTCCAAAGCAAGCATCTGTAGGAATCCGCCGGGATATTTGAGTTGATCGATTGGATGCGGCCAGAGGAGCGCATTGGCGTGGAACCCTGCGATCCCTCTAAACTCCGAAGTCGGATGCCACTTTCCACAGCGGGACATCTGCAATCTGGCCTGATCGTCGTGAAGTGCATGACAGGTCGGACATTGGATTGTTGCAAGTTCAGTCGCTTCCCGGTCGTAGCGCAAGTCTTTTCTGTGCATTACCCACGGGTCGCCGCACTTGCAGCAATTCACTTCCCAAACTCTTTTGTCCGATAAATCGTATTTGCTATCGATGTTGGATTGGCCTTTTAATGACGGGTATGAGCAATATACCTGCACCGTGTCGGGATATTCCGAACCACGCACTGCAAACTGGCGAAGTTGGTCACCTTCATCAGATTCGGCGGTTGCTATCGCGTCAATCTCATCGGCATATAAAAAGTTGCCCTTTGCTCTTCGAAAGTCTCCGGGAACATTTGCTCCGAACATTGATATGTAACCGCCGGGGAAAATCTTTGAAAGGATAGTGTTGTTCGCCAGCCGGCGCCCGCGGCCATCGGCGAGAAGACCGTGCAGCGCCTCCGTAGGCTCGACCAGCTCGCCCATCAGATGCTTCTTGCTCCACTCCTCTGAGTCGCCGATCTTCGGCCACATGACTAGGATCTTGCGCGGAGCTTCCGAAATGCAGTAACCAATGGCGCCGAGGACCGTCATGGTTTTCGTGAGGCGGCTTGCCATTTTGAACACGATCTCGCGATTGCGCGGATTGAAGATTTCTCCGAACATCTCGCGTTGCGGCGGAAAGAAATCGAAGCTGAACCGCTTGGTCGATCCGTGATCTCCGGGCATTCGCAGTTTCGTCTCCGCGAACTCCTCCGGCGACATTCGATGCCAGCGCGCGAAGTTGGCGATCAGGAGATTGGCGACTGCCGCGCGATAGGCCGCGTTCGAAACCGGATCAGTCAAGAGCTAATACCTCCTGCGACATTCGCGAAGCGGCAATTTCGCAATAGCGTTTTCTTCGATTTCAATGCCGATAGCTTTGCGGCCTAAATCCTTCGCAGCTCGCAGTGTCGTTCCGCTGCCCATAAACGGATCAAGAATCGTTTCGGCAGGAAGGCTCGCGCGATCTAAAAGCCATTGCCACTGTCCGAACGGCTTCGGGCATGGATGGCCGTTTCTTACCGCGACTTCATAAGATAGTTTACTATCAGGTCGACTTCCGCGACCACCGAACGGGTCTTTGCCATAGAATAGGATTGGCTGCCAACAAACGAAACCCCACCGTCCGACTCCGGTCGCCGCCGGATAGAAAAACGATCCTGTCCAAGTGGGTTCCGGATATTTGAACAAATATTTCACGCCAGGAGTAAGAACGACACGCGCACACATCTCTCGGCATTGGCTTATAACTGAGACTGCTAAGTCCACCGAGCGGGCGTCGTCACTCCCTGATTCGTAGGATTCGTCAACGCCATATTGCGGGTCCGTTAAAACGACATCGAACTCCAGATCAGACAAAATCTCTCTACAGTCGCAGTGATAGATAGTGACGGCTGAATCTTCGTAATATGGCTTAATCATGGCTACCGTTGCCGTTCAGCCGTCCAGCCCATTGCTTCAGGCCATCGAAGATTTCGTTCGTCACGTCCTCAGTCAGATGTTTGCCGGCGTTCGCCTTTAGCGTCCCTGAGATTGATTGGAAAACTTCGTTGTCGATAGCCAAGCAATCAGCGACCGGGATGCGCTCGCCTCGCTTGATCTCCATTTCGAGATCTATCTCCTGCGTGCGCTTGATGTTGAGTTGGCGGATCACCTCTTCAGTCGTGCCGCTTCCGCCGATGTAGATGCACTGTAGAGCATCG